CCCCAACCTCTGATGACTACCCTTCCACGAGAGGGAAAACGCATTCCCCTCGGACGGCGAACCCGTCCGGAGAGAGACATTCTTCATAATCTGAAGAGTGCCTTGACTTACAACGTGTTCCAGAATGATGTCCGTCAGGACCTCATTGAACCCGTTGTCGCTGGGACGCCATGGTCCAGCAAAGTTAAGGGACATCCCGTAACTGCAGGGGCCGTGAGGCCCTTACATCACGTCGGGACAATCGGGTTCATCCAAGAACCCGGCTGTAAGCTGCGTGCAGTGGCTAACCCTAATCGGGTTTTCCAACGCGCGCTACAGCCCCTAGGCGAATTTGCGTTTTCGTGGTTGGGCAAGATTCCGGAGGACCACTGCTATCACCAAGAGAAAGGTGTGTTTGTGGTCCAGGGGGTCTTAGGCGCGCGACGATCTGTCGCGTATTCCTTCGACCTAAGCAACGCCACCGATGTGTTTCCTTACGCATTGATGGATCAGACCTGTGCATTCGCAAGAGTGCCTAGATCAGCACGCAAGCTCCTGTCCGGAGTGTCGCGCGGCACTTGGCAAGTGCCGTTTGGATACTCCGTGTCTAGAAAGGTGCGTGTGTTGCAGTGGAATCGTGGAATGCCGTTGGGGTTATTCCCATGCTACGCCATTTTCTCCTTGGCTCATCATGCCCTTGTAAGAGGCATTTGTGTTAAGAAGGGAAAGTACACCAAGGCTTATCGGGATGCGGAAGGTGTTTTGCACCCACCGACGTTTCCCTACGTCCTCCTGGGCGACGACATCGTCATCTTTGATGACGACTACGATACCCCGGAGAACTCCGTGGCCTTAGAGTACAAGCGCGTTTTAGACGTGATCGGTTGTCCCATAGCTATGGAGAAGTCACTGGTCTCTGACCATGTGGCTGAGTTTGCAGGAAGAGTTATCCTGCCTCACATTATCCTCCATGGACTTAAGTACAGGCAGGAGAATGACAATTCCTTCCTGGAACAAGTTAAATCTATGGGTCCGCGAGTAATACCATACCTGCTGCCTCGTCAGAGGCACGTCGCGCAGTTCTTAGCTGAACTGCCCGAGCCGTGGGGCTATGGTTACAACCCGAGGGGTCGACCGTTCTTGGAGCGCCTGGCGGAAGCTATGGCGTGGGAGTTGTCTGCTCCCCGCAAGTCCGAGAGCGAGTCTGTAGTCCGGATCCGCGCTGCTATGAGGAACTGGTACTCTTACAAGTACAGTGAAAGTTCCGGTTACACAGCAGCAGGTTTCGGGCCCAGGAGTTCTTCCTGGGACCCGCTTTCAATCGACCTGATTGAAAGTAGACCTCAATTCCTAGGTCAGCCTGTGGAGGCATTCATAGGTCACATCGAGGAGCGATCCCATTTGGGACAACGCGATGGAGGTCTGAAGGGGGAGCTCTTGGTGGAGCTCCGTGCGAAATTGAATCTCCTTTCGAGGGGACCAGTTTACGATCACCCCTATAGTAAGCCGCTTGTACAAAGCCTGTATCCGCGGGTGCGTCGGGCGCAGAAGTTAGCGCCGACGGTTTTGGCGTTCCTGTCGCAAGATGGGAACAACCCGTCCGTGGACGAAGTTGTTGATCCTCGTAGCTAGTGG